GTGATCCTGGATATCGCAAAGGACCTGTTCGGCGGGGATTCCTACGACCTTGTGAGGATCCAGCGGAACCTGGGCGGCGTTGACTGCATAGGCCGGTATCTGGTCTGGAAGGAGGAAGCCTGATGCGTTACTCGATAGGACATTTTACCGAGTGCTGCAAGAACCGCGACCTGGAGGTCTGGATCTACGAGGAGGGTGACAGCTACGGTGTGTCACTGTCCACACGGTTCCCTGAAGCCGGGCGCACGGTCACGCGCAGGACCTTTGAGTCCCTGCAGGAAGCATACAAGGTCTTCGAGAAACTGGTCTCATGGATGGTCTTCGAGCACTACACGGAGGACCAGAAGAGGCAGTATCTGGAGACGGGAACAATGGCATGATTACGGTTCTCCTGTTTACGCCCCGCCGCAATCGCGGCGGGTGGAGGCCGGGAAACATAAACGAGAGGAGAAAAGCAGGTGAACAAGATATTGCGTTATCCGGTGTTCATAAAGCATGACGGAGACCACACATGGCTGGCCTTCGTACCGGATTTCAAGATCTACACCGAAGGGTCAAGCATCATGAATGCGAAGGACATGGCAAGGGATGCCATAGGGCTTGCATTGTCCAACCTGACAGAGAGCCATGAGCCTCTGCCTATCCCGTCCGCCCCTTCTGAGGCGAGGAAGATGGCAGAAGCTGACGCGGATGAGACCTTCGACTACTCAGACGGAGAGCTGGCCTACGTCGCGGTGAGACTGGAAAACAGCATGGTGAAGCGCCTTGAAACAGCGCTTATGGCCTTCATCGAAGCCCAGGCAGCTCATCCGGATGCATGCGCGATAGTAGTCCCGCAGGCGGCCCGGACGCTCATTGAGCTGTGGGATAAAACGAACCAGATCTAACAAAGCACGAGAGAGGAGAAAAGCATATGTCAATCATCGGAGTCACAGTACATGCAGCAGATGCGTCCGGTATCTGCGTCCCGCAGGCGAGGACTGAGGAAGACAAGCCCTGGGGGGTCCTTCTGAATCACCTGAAGGACGGGACCTACAAAGCAGCCTATGAGGTCGGGGAGTTCATCCCGATCCACCTGGGAAGGTACGGAGATCTCAAAGCCCGGATCGTGGCCATGGATACCGACCAGATCAGCGGAAGTGACAGGAAGGCGGCATTTACGTTCCTGCTGAGCTGGCTTCTTCCCGAGAAGATGAAGATGAACAATGACTGGGCCACAGAGGATCCGGATGTCAACGATCAGTACCTCCCCGGGACCGGAGCTGTCAACGGCTGGCTGGACTGCGATCTGCGCAAGAGGCTGAAGCAGGAAGTCTTCCCGGAGTTTCCTGAGATCGTCCGCGACAACATTGTTCCTGTCAGTAAGACGTCCAGGACTTTCACGGAAAACTGTCAGATCTTCGACGTCGTGACTACGGACAAGATCTGGATCCCGTCGAGGCGTGAGATCTTCGGCAAGGGTCTGTTCACGGAGCTGTCCGGACCTGTCTATAACGGAGTTTTCGATGACGACGAATCCCGGGTCATGCTTGACAAAGACGGAGATCCTTCGTGGTGGTGGCTGCGGTCCGCTAATGGCACCAACAGTTTCGACCGTGTGCTCAGCGACGGCGGCAATTACAACCACTACGCCAACAGCGAGGGCGGCGTGGTCGTCGGCTTCTGCCTTGGATCTGGAATCTAAGGATCCCGCCGCGAATGCGGCGGGGCCTGCGGGGCTGGCGCAGTGAGTGAGAGAGGAGAAAAGCAATGTCAGAAAAAATGGATCTGGGCAGGATGCTTGCGAGCCTGTCCGCGAATCCGGTCAAGTTCCTGAGAAGTGAGGGGTATCCCCTGCGGATGATCGGGAACGGCGGCTATGAGGCCCGGCTTGTGGGCATGCAGCCGCTGATCGGCCGCGACCACATGGGGATCTACAGGTATCCAGGCGGTGACTGCTGTCACGGCCTGGAGGAGATCCAGAGCGGGAGAGGCTTCAAAGTCCTGGAGGCGTGACGGAGCGGCACGCACCGGAGGGTAGCTCAGTTGGCGAGAGCGGTGCATAAATGCCTCCGCACATTGTCCCGGGTTCGAGTCCCGGCCCTCCGGATCCTTGTAGGCGCAAGGAATGAATAAGAGAATGGCACACCGGAAAGACGGTGCAGGTTTTGCCAGCGGTAGCAACCTGTAAACATGAACCGCGGCAGCGGGGTCTCGCATATGCCCCGCTCAGGACGCTTAGCTCAGCTGGAAGAAGCACCCGGCTCATAACCGGCGGGTCGCAGGTTCGAGTCCTGCAGCGTCCACGCAGGAACAGTCAATGATTCACGCATAGGATGGTCAATTATGAGGATCTATATATCGGGCCGCATCAGCGGCAATGAGAATGCAGGTGTTGAGTTCACGCAGGCATGTGAGAAGGTCAGACAGATGTATCCGGAAGCGGACATCTTCAACCCGATGGGCATGCTGCAGATGATCGGCGACGACCTGCATTTTGGTTATGACGAATTCATGCACATGGATATGGCGTTCCTGCAGCTCTGCGATGTGATCGCGATGGTCCCCGGATGGGAAGAGTCGCGGGGCGCGAACAGGGAGTACGGTTACGCGACCGGAACAGGCATGCAGGTAATTTTTCTGTGAGTGAGAGGAGGTGAAAGAAGTGTCGGAAGGGGCAAAAGAGATCATCCAGGAGATGGCCGAGTTCATTCCGGATCTGGAAGAGAGCGATCGGCGTGAGCTGCTGGGGATCGCGAAGGGCGCCGCGATGGTAAGGCGGTCCTTCAACGGGCAGCAGGCAACAGCGGAGGCGGCACGGGAGGAGACCGGGCAGGAAGCCGCCGCGGGGTAAGGAGGCAGTCATGTCACTCGATATCAGGATCCAGAAGGAGATCGCGGTCCCGCCGAAAGTCATAGATCCGCCCAAACGCGGATACAGACAGCATGTGTCCTGCAGACGCTGCGGGTATGGCATCTACGAGCCAGGCTGGCGGTACTGCCCCAACTGCGGGCAGTGCGTCGCCCATTTCAGCTACGCGGGGGCGCACGGCTGGACCCACCGGAATTCAGAGCAGGTATATCGGACCATAGTCGAGGGCCTTGACGCAGAAACGGAGGGAGCCAATGACAACACAGGAAATGCTCTTCGGGACCCGCGCGCATCCGGTTAACCAGGAATTGATGGCGCAGGCTGTCGGGACGCACAGGACAACGATCGGCAGGTACCGGAAGAATGTTGACGGTATCCCGCTTGGAGTATTAAAGCGGATCATCCGCTACCAGGGCCTCACGAAAGAGGATGTCTGGAAGATGGTCCAGGAACGATAAACAAAACGCAGAGAGGAGAAAAGCAATGGCAGCATTAACGATCAAAGTTGAGATCACGGCCCCGGATCTGTCTGAGGCGATCATGAAACTCGCCAACGCTGTCGGGGCACGTGGGGCTGTGACAGCACCGGTTGAGTATCCCGGACAGACAGAAGCCTATCAGAGGCTTGCAGAGCTGGCGGACAGTCTGAAGAAAAAGGCAGAGCCCGCGCAGCTGAATCCGGTCCAGCCGGTTCCTGCGGCGCCCATGCCCGCACCGGCTCCACAGCCGGTTCCTGCAGCGCCCATGCCTGCACCGGCTCCACAGCCGATCCAGGCCGCGGCGATCCCGCCGACGCAGGTCCAGCCCGCGCCGGCCCCAATGCCTGCACCGGTCCAGGCTGCGCCGGCCGCTGAGGTACCGATCGTCGATTTTAACGCGCTGTGCAGGGCGGGGGCGGCACTGGTGGACCATGGCAAGAAGGCTGAGGTCCTTGACGCGCTTCGCCGGTACGGAGTGCAGTCGGTCACACAGCTGAAGCCTGAGCAGTTTAACCAGTACGCGGCGGAGCTTCGCGCGATGGGCGCGCAGATCTGAGGGAGGTGATCGGATGGCTACACCAACAAAGCATGCCAAGTGCAGCGCGTCATCCTCTTCCAGGTGGCTGAATTGCACGGCGGCCCCTACCTTCGAGGAGCAGTTCCCCAAGGGAACGAGCATCTACGCTGAGGAGGGGACGCTGGCGCACTCGATCTGTGAGACTACGGTGCGGTACAACGCCGGGGAGATCACGAAGAGGACTTACAACTCCCGCCTGAAGAAGCTGCAGGGACATGAGCTGTACAACCCTGAGATGCTGACCACGGCCGCAGTCTATGCGGACTTCATCTGGGAACAGGCCCAGGGCTTTAAAGATAAGCCCTACCAGGCGCAGGAGGTCAGGGTGGATTTCTCCGAGTATGTCCCGGAAGGTTTCGGAACCAGCGACTGTGTCATCATCGGGGACGGGACGCTTGTCATCGTGGACTACAAGCATGGCAAGGGAGTCCCGGTCTCTGCGGAGAACAATTCGCAGATGCGCCTGTACGCGCTGGGAGCGCTGGCACAGTACAGCATGTTCTACGTCGTCGAAAAGGTCCGCATGTGCATCGTCCAGCCCCGGATCGACAACATAAGCGTCGAGGAGCTGAGCGTCGAAGATCTTCTGTCATGGGGAGAACAGGTCAAGCCGATCGCGCAGAAGGCTTTCACCGGTGAAGGCGCAGAGTTCAGGGAGGGCCCGTGGTGCAGGTTCTGTGCAGGCAGGGCAGTCTGCAGAGCCCGCGCCGAAAATATGACAGCGCTGGAGGACTTTAAGGATCTCCCGATCGAGGGGAAGCTGACAGAGGATGAGGCGGCATCGAGGTCGAAGCAGATGGACGCGGGGGAGGTACTTCCTCCGGTCCTGACTGATACGGATATCGGAGATCTGCTGATCCGGGGCGCGGACCTGGTAGGCTGGTACAACGATATCAAGGAGTACGCGCTGTCACGGATCCTGGCCGGCAGGCAGATCCCCGGATGGAAGGCTGTCGAGGGACGGAGCAACCGCGCTTTCGATGATACCGATAAAGCCTTTGAGGCCCTTATTAAGGCCGGCTATGAAGAGGCAATGCTCTATGATCGCAAGCCTAAGTCACTCTCACAGCTGGAGAAGATGATCGGGAAAAAGCCCTTTGCGGCTGCTGTCGGCAGTCACATTGTCAAGCCTCCAGGAAGTCCTACGCTGGTTGTGGAGTCTGACAAACGGGAGCCGTATAGCTCCGCGGCATCGGATTTTGAGGGAGTCTAAGCAGTGAGTTTGGGAAGAGAATACCTGGCGGACCATGCCTATGAGCTGGATCCGCGGAATGTAAGGAGGAAAAAAGTGGAGTACAGTAACGCAAAAATGCTTTCGGATACACGGGTTCGCACGGACGAAGTAAGACTTTCTTACGAACATCTCACGAGGCCCTACGCGAATCCGAATAGCCCGGGACAGGATCCGCGATATAGTGTGACGATTCTGATTCCAAAAGAGGACAGAGCGACAAAGGCGTACATAGATAAGGCGATGGCGGCGGCTTATGAAAAAGCTGTAGCAGAGAGATGGAAAGGAGCAAGGCCTCAGCTTCGTAACGCCCTGATCTACGATGGTGACGGTTTCCGAAATGACGGATCCAGGTTTGGCCCCGAGTGTGCGGGGCACTGGGTAATCACGGCTTCGTCTAAGCGAAGACCCGGTGTCGTTTATGCATCAGATCGTTTTTCCAGTGTTCCTGAAGAGGAGATATATTCCGGGATGTACGCTTTCGTAACATTGAACTTCTTCTCGTTTGATGTGAGTGGTAATCGTGGAATCGGGTGCGGGCTTGGAAATGTGGCAAAGACAAGGGATGGCGACCCGTTCTCCGGAGGCCCGTCTGCAGAGGATGATTTCGAAGGCCTGGAACAGCCTTCTGCAGGCTTCCAGCAGGCACCTGCACAGCGGGCCTATCCGCAGGCGGGAGGCATGGGCTACCAGCCGCAGATGTCCGGATACGCGGCCACTGCGGGAGTCCAGCAGGCCGCACAGCCTCAGCTGGATCCCATCACCGGACAGCCGGATCCCTTCGCGGGCATCCCCGGCATCCCTGAGGATCTTCCCTTCACCTGAATCGCATCGTGGGTACCGGAACCACGTTAAAAAGAGCCACACTGGCCACATAATTGGCGGCACGCACGGAACAGGCTAAGAACCGCAAGGGGATCACGCAGGACACATGTCTGCCCCGGACAACCCAGTGTCCTGCATCTTTATGACTGGAGGAACCAAGATGATACAGGATGGCATTTTAAGGTTCAGTTACCGCGGGGACGCGGGGAAGATGGCAATCGTCCTGGACAGCTTCTTCCCGGCCAGCGGTAAGAAACTGAGGATCCTGCTGAAAACGATAGATCTGAGCGGGGACCGCTACCAGATCATGCAGGAGCTCCAGCACTGGCTGGAAGAGCAATTCAAGCCTTCGCATTTTGAAGGCCGGCTGAAGGAATACGCAAACAGCTGTGTGGATGCCAGGACGAAAGCGAGGGAGATGGATGAGCCCATCCTGAAGCAGGCCGACCAGGTGAAGAAGCTGGAGGACTATATCAAGTCACTGCGGCGCGGGGATCCGCAGAAAAAGCCCCTGCGCGAGAAGCTGAAAGCCGAAAAAGAAAAACTCAAAGGGCTCAAAGAGAAACAGAGAGGTTTTGAAAGCGACGCCCGCTATAACAACGGGCAGTTCGTCAAACTGCAGGCCAGGCGGAAAAGGGCAAAGGATAATATCGCTGTAATCCGCGATTGGAGATTCTCTGCGGTCTGGTAAAGCATTGAGAGGAGGAAAAGAGAATGATTATTCAGATTGTCGCAGTAGTCGCCGGGATCCTGTTTATCGCTACAGGCATTTCGGCGTTCATTTCATCCAAAAAAGCCGTGGGGGCCGCGGGCCTCATCTTCGGTATCGCGGCTGTCATGTTCGGGCTGTCCATCACCATCATCCCCACGGGATACACGGGAGTCAGGACGGCATACGGGCAGATCTCAGACAAGCCGGTCAAGCGCGGGATGAATTTTCACGTCCCCTTCGTCGAGGCGATCCACAGGGTCAACTGCAAGCAGCAGGAGAAGGATTTCGGGGACCTGAAGGTCTGGGCAGAAACGAATGAACGGACAGAACTGTACTTCGAGCATGTCGTGGTCGATTACCAGATCAACCCGGAGTATGCAGCCTGGATCTGGCAGAACGTCGAGGAATGGGATACGAACCTGCTCAAACAGACCAATATCGAATCCGGCCTTAAAGCGGCGGCAAAGCAGTACAACGATATTGATGTAACCGACCGGTCAAAGATCGAGGGCACCGTGAAGGAACAGATCCAAAAGTCCCTGAATACAAAATATGGCAATCAGGTCCTGAATATTGTTTCCGTGAACGTCGGCAATATCAATTTCTCTGACACATACAACAAGGCGATCGAGGAGAAGGCGAAAGCGAAGATACAGGCGGAAAAGGCCGAGTACGAGGGCAAGGAAAAGAAGACCAAAGCGGAGGCGGAGGCTGAAGAGAAGCGGATCAAGGCGCAGGGCGAAGCCGATGCCACGAAGATCAAGGCGGAAGCAGAGGCCGAGGCCAACAAGAAGATCTCCGAGTCCCTGACACCGGAGCTGCTGGAACGGAAGAAGATTGAGAAGTGGGACGGCAAGCTCCCCACAGTGACCGGAGGATCCACGCCGATGCTTGACATCAGCGCAGAGGAGAATCAGGAATGATACACCATCTCAGCATTGATATTGAGACTTTTTCCAGTATCCCAATCGCCGACGCTGGGGCGCAGCGTTACGTCGCCTCCGACGACTTTGAGATCCTGCTGTTTGCCTATTCACTGGACGGACAGCCGGTGCAGGTCGTGGATCTTACATGCGGGGAACAGATCCCCCAGAAGATCATCGACGCACTGACGGATCCGGAATATCTCAAACATGCCTATAATGCGGCCTTTGAATTTGCGGGCCTGTCGAAAGTCTTTGGTCCGATGGTCCCGGCGCAGTGGAGATGCACGATGCTCCACGGTCTTTACTGCGGATACACGGCAGGCCTGGACGCTACAGGCAGGGCCCTGGGGCTTCCGGAAGACAAGCAGAAGCTGTCTACAGGCAAGGCCCTGATCAGGTACTTCTGTACGCCGTGCAAACCCACGAAGGCTAACGGCGGGAGGACGAGGAACTATCCCAGACACGACCCGGAAAAATGGGAGTTGTTCAAAGAGTACAACGGGCAGGACGTCGTGGCAGAGATGGAGATCGAGAGAAGGCTCTCCGGATTCCCGGTCCCGGATGCGGTGCAGAGGGAATGGGAGACAGATCTTACGATCAACATGCGCGGGGTCGCCGTGGACATGGAATTCGTTCACGGTGCCCTGGACATCGGCGAGGGGTACAAAGAAGGTTTGATGGATGAGGCGGCACGGCTGACCGGGCTGCAGAATCCGAACAGCATCCCGCAGCTCCTCGGCTGGGTAAATGCCAGGATCCCGGAGGAGCTGGACAACCTTCGCAAGGACACTGTCAGTAAGATCTTACAGACAGATCTTCCTCCGGAGGTCAGGAGGGCCCTTCAGATCCGGCAGGATCTCGGCAAGACCAGCACAAAGAAGTACGACGCCATAGAGGCCTGTGTCTGCCCCGACGGCCGCGTGCGCGGGCTCCTGCAGTTCTACGGGGCCAACCGGACAGGGCGGTGGGCTGGCCGCCTTGTGCAGGTCCAGAACCTCCCCAGGACGTACACAGACCCGATCGAGCTGGCAAGGGAGCTCGTAAAGAAGCACAAGGCCGATGCACTGCAGGTCGTTTACGGCAGCGTATCCGACACACTGAGTCAGCTGATCCGGACGGCATTCGTTTCGAGTCCGGGGAACGTTCTGATCGATGCGGACTTTTCCGCGATCGAGGCCCGGGTCATATCCTGGCTGGCCGGCGAGAAGTGGAGGCTGGACGCATTCGTGTCCGGCAGAGATATCTACTGTGAAACGGCTTCGCAGATGTTCGGTGTACCGGTAGAAAAGCACGGTCCGAACGGCCACTTGAGGCAAAAAGGCAAAGTGGCTGAGCTCGCCTGTATTGCAAAAGGGCAGAGGGTACTGACAGACAAGGGGCTGATTCCTATTGAGCGCGTTACTACGGACATGCGCCTGTGGGATGGCGCTGATTGGGTCAGCCATGGCGGTGTCGTATGCAAAGGAATAAAGAGGGTGATCACATATGATGGACTCACTGCAACAGAAGACCACATTGTTTGGGCCGAGATCGACGGGCAATACCGGCAGGTTCGATTCGGAGACGCGGCCTCCAGCGGATCATGTCTCATTAAATCAGGAGCAGGTAGGAAAGCAGTACGGCTGGCTGAAGATCGTTTCACCGGAGAGACGGTACACGAAAGGATGGTCAAACTGCATGGTCCTGACAGAGTGCACGGGCTGCGGTCGAAGGTCCTGGACGTATCTTGCAAATCTGACACACGGAAGGTCGAAGGGCTGTCAAAGCTGTACACAGAGGAGATCTGTTCCGAAGTGGCTGGATCGAAGGTTTACGGCGGCGAAACAGCGATGCACGAATCCGAAGGACGCAGGGTACAAAAATTACGGCGCGAGGGGGATCCGATTCGAGTTTCCGAGTGTTTTGGCGGCATGCCGGTACATGATCGAGACATGCGGGCTTCCGGACAGATCGATGGAGATAGACAGAATCGACGTGAACGGGAATTATGCTCCGGGGAATCTCCGGTGGGTTACGCATCAGCAGAATTGTCAGAATCAACGCCGGTTTATGACATCTTAAATGCTGGGTCGAGGAATCGATTCACGGTGTCAGATGTTCTTGTTCATAACTGTGGTTATAACGGCGGCCCCGGGGCGCTGACTGCGATGGGAGCCCTGGACATGGGCCTGACGGAGGAAGAGCTGCCGGACATCGTGAGAAGGTGGAGGACGGCAAACAGCAATATCTCCGGACTGTGGTACAAGATCGAGGAGAAGGTCCTGGCACTCCTGAATGGGGAGGGCACGCAGAGGATCAGCATCAAAGAGTGGGATCCGGACCGGGCCCGGGAGAATGAGAGGATCTGCGGGGCCGTACCCGGGACCTATACGGACTGGTTCAACAACGGAGCGGAGCTTATTTTCCGCCGGGAAAGATGCAGCACTCTGGACAGGCCCTGCATGACGATCGAGCTCCCGTCCCACAGGAAGCTGTTTTATGTGGATCCTCAGATCGGGACAAACAGGTGGGACCGGCCGTCGATCACGTACTGGGGCGTCAACCAGACCACGAAGAAGTGGGAATCAAATGAGACCTACGGCGGCAAGCTCACCGAGAACATCGTGCAGGCGATCGCGCGGGACTGCCTGGCGCATGCGATCACGAACCTGGAAGCGGCCGGATACCCGATTGTCTTTCATGTCCATGATGAGGTTGTGATCGACATGAAACCCTACGAGGCCAATGACAAAATGCTGGAGGACGTCTGCAGCATCATGAAGCAGAAACCGGCTTGGGCTCCCGGCCTTCCGCTGGACGCTGCCGGCTGGGTGGGGGATTTCTTCACAAAGGATTAAGAGGATCGAGTTATGGGCAGGTGTAAATGCGGCAGGCCGATAAGCGGCCGTCTTAAAGGCATATGCATGGCCTGCAGATACAGCCGGATCAGGAGGCGGCACGAAGTGGAGGTAGACAAAAAAGAGACCGCAGGCATCAGGATCCGCATTGATCCTTCGCGGCTCCCAGAGCCGCCACGGCCTGCGACGAAACCGTACCGGGGTTTCACGGCTGAGGATATGGCCTTAAAGCGGATGTATGAGGCTGCAAAGCGTCAGGAGGAGATGAAGGAGCGGTTTGATAACCGGAAGAAACAGTATCACCCGAAAAACTATTTCACGACAGAGGAAGATGAAAAGATCCGGGCCATGGTGAAAGAAGGCATTTCTCTCAAAGAGATCGCCGCAGAGCTTGACCGGCCCTACCCGTCCATTGTGGCCCGCAGAAAAAGGCTGCAGGAAGAAGACGAGGAGATCAAAAAGATCTTGGAGGAACTTTTGGAATGATTCAAAGTGTCTGCGACAACTGCATACATGCCAGCGAGTGCATGGAGCGCCGCGGACAGTGCACGGACTACAAGAATTATCAGGACATCATCAGGCAGGCCGCGGAGGAGATCACGCGGCTCAATGAGGAGCTAAAAGATGGGCACACCAAAAGACCGGGCACAGGAGATTCAGGAAGCAATGAGGAGGGAATTCGATGATTGGTATCGTTATTTTGGGAATGGCAGTAGCACTGTTATGCGGTCAGCTGGCCGATATGTACATGCAGCTTGTGCAGTCGAGGGAGATCCTTGCGGCCGTGAAGCCAAAAAAGAAGCGGACAAAGGTCCAGGTCCCGATCACCTGCAGTGACAAAGTGGACTGGGAAAAGGTCCTTGAAGCGACGGAGCTTCGCGGGAGATCTGCGAAAAAGAAAACAGCATCCACGGTATAAAGCCGCGGACGCCGCAAAAAGGAAATGCTATTGAAAACCTAAACCCGATGGGAACTATAGCAGAATTGAGCAGCTGACGCAAACGGCATTTCGATGGAGAACAGAATGACAGCAGATAAAAACAAAGCAGATGCAGGGAAGGCGCGGTTGACGCTGGTCCCGCGTCGGATCCTGTGGGCAATCGCCGCCTGCAGGCAGTACGGAGTAGAGGTCAAGTACCCGGAAACCGGTGTTGACGGGTGGAGGCATATCGGGAAGGAACGGCTGCAGGACGCTATGTACAGGCACCTGGTCCGGTACCTGGACGACCCTGACGGGGTCGATGATGAGAGCGGCCTGCCCCACCTGTGGCATCTGGCCACGAACGTAGCCTTTTTATGTGAGCTGGAGGAGAAAAGCAATGGGAGTAGCACTTTCGGAACAGGAGACAACGATCAGTTATTGCCGTGAGAACAATGAGGTGCACATATGGACATCCGACACTACGGTTATGACAAAGCTGGATCGGATGTGTAAAGATTTCCCTGAGAGTTACAGGTGTGTAGAGACGGCAAAGGCGAAGATCGATGGTAAGTTGATCAGTAAATCATATGAAATCGCTGACAAGAGTCTTCTATCTCTGCGTGGAAAGAAAAGAAAGCCAAATATGACAGAGGAGCAGAGACGCGCGGCGGCCGAGCGTTTGAAAAAAATGAGGGAGAAAAGCAATGCTGAGAATTGACATAGACAAAAATAAGGATCTGAGCACGATCGAGGCGTCCGGCCCGCTGCCGGAGATCCTGAACGACCTGCTGCTTGTGATCGGGTCGATCGGCCAGGGCCTGAATGATAAGGACCACGTGCTTGGTGCGGTGTACGAGGCTGCGCTGAAAGCGGCACTGAACGATGGGGCGGCGATCAGTAAGCGCGCCCTGAAAGAGGGAGAGTTCGTTGCTATGGGCTCGGGATCCGGACTCAATGAGGCCATAAGGGACGCTTTTAAAAGCCTGAAAGACAGATTCTAATACCGGGACTTGGAAGGTGAGATATTATGAAACTTTTGCACGACAGGCGGGTGACGATATCCGTCGGTAACAGCAGGAAGGCTGTCAACTGGCAGCAGCAGGAAACGACCATAGGGGAGCTGTGGGACAGGCTGAAGAGCCCTATGAGGGGCACGGAGACCATAGCCCAGTATCTCGCATTTCCAAAGGCCCAGCAGGACGACCTGAAGGACGTGGGAGGCTTTGTGGCTGGGTCCCTTTACGGGATCCGCCGTAAGGCCTCTGCGGTCACAGGGAGGGATATTGTCACCCTGGACTTCGACACGATCCCGCCCTACAAGACAGATACCGTCATTCAGGCAGCGGAAGCTATGCACTGCGCCTATGCGGTTTACAGCACGCGCAAGCATCGTGCGGAGGCCCCGCGCCTTCGTCTCCTGTTCCCGCTGGACAGGACCGTATCCGTCGATGAGTATGAGCCCATAGCTCGCAGGATGGCAGAGGAGATCGGGATCCAGATGGCGGATCCGACGACCTTTGAGCCTTCAAGGCTCATGTACTGGCCGTCATGCTGTACGGACAGCGACTATGTTTTCAAATACGCGGATGCTGGATTCATAAATGCTGACAGCATCCTGGCAACCTACACAGACTGGCATGACTACACATCATGGCCGCAGGTCCCGGGGAGCGAGAACACTTACAGGAAGCTGGCGGCACGGCAGGGAGACCCGGATACAAAGCCCGGTATCGTCGGCGCCTTCAACCGCGCTTACGGCGGGATCTTCACCGTGATCGACAAGCTCCTCCCGGGGATCTACTCCCCGGTAGACAACGACCCTAACCGGCTGACCTACCTGGGGGGATCCACGACAGGCGGCGCGATCGTATACGACGAAGGCAAGTTCCTATACTCCCACCACGCGACAGATCCCTGCAGCGGAAAGCTGGTCAACTGCTTCGACCTGGTCCGGCTGCATAAATTCGGGGATCAGGATGATAACGCGCAGCCGGGGACTCCCTCGAACCGTCTCCCGTCCTTCAAGGCCATGTGCGAGTTTGCCACACAGGATCCAATCTGCGCGGCAAGGATGGCTCAGGAACGTGCTGAGGAAGCCATGAAGGACTTTCAGGACGTCGAAGCAAACAACGACTCAGATCCGGTCAACTGGATGCAGCAGCTGACACTGAACGCGAACAACGGGCAGATCAAGCCCACGATCGACAACGTCCGGATCATCCTGGAGAACGATCCTCTGCTGAAGGATAAGTTCGCATTCAACAAGTTTTCGGGGATGGGTGAGGTCATGGATACCCTCCCGTGGTCGGAATCGTCTGACCGCCGGCTGTGGTCCGATACGGATTCTAGCGGGCTTTACTGGTATCTGGAGAAGTACTACGGGATCAAGTCCCGCCCCAATATCGACGCCGGCCTCGATATCCATATGCAGAACAGGGCATTCAACGATGTTCAGGACTATCTGAAAAGTCTTGACTGGGATGAAAAGCCCCGCCTCGATACCCTGTTTATCGACTACCTGGGCGCGGAGGATGATGAGGCCGGATACGTCCGCGCAGTGACCCGCAAGAGCTTCGTAGCAGCCGTAGCGCGGGCCATGACTCCCGGCTGCAAATTTGACAACATGGTCATCCTCTCGGGGCCGCAGGGCATCGGAAAGTCGACGATCCTGGACAAGATGAGCCGCGGCTGGTTCAACGATAGTATCCGGACATTTGAGGGCAAGGAGACCGCGGAGCTTTTGCCCGGGGCCTGGCTCGTGGAGGTCGCGGAGCTGGACGCTTTCCGCAGATCGGATGTCACCCGGATCAAGCAGTTTCTGTCTCTGAGGTTTGACAGGTACCGCGCGGCATATGCCCGGAATACGAAGGAACAGCCGAGGTCATGTGTGTTCTTCGGGACCTGCAACCAGATGGAGTACCTGACGGACGCCTCCGGAAACCGGCGCTTCTGGCCGGTCGACGTGGGAAGGCAGAAGAGAAAAAAGAGTGTCTTCACCGACCTGACCGATGATGTGATATCGCAGATCTGGGCGGAGGCAAAGGTCCGCTGGCAGATGGGGGAGCCGTTGTATCTGACCGGCGCGCTGGAGGCCGCGGCGAAGGGATACCAGAGCCTGCACAGAGACGTGTCGGCAAAGGAAGGGAGCATAATGGAGTTCATCCAAAAGCCGGTGCCGGACAACTGGCTGACGTGGAGCCTGGACCACCGGAGGGACTTCTGGGCGGCCGGCGGCACGGGGGATTACAACCTGGTCCCGCGTGACCGGATCAGCGTGATCGAGATCTGGTGCGAGCTGTTCCTTAACCGGGTGTCCGATATCAAGAAGACTGACAAGGATGAGATCAAAAAGTGCCTGCTGAACGCGGAGGGCTGGCAGCAGGCCCGCGGCCCCTTCTATGGAGGTGTCCCGTATGGCACCCAGCGCGGGTTTGTGAGAGCTCCCGAAGAGGGCTGAAAGGGGACGCGGGGTGTCCCCGATAAACAAAAAATAGTTTATAGAAACACGTAAAACTGTATTACAGATTTTATTACAAATTCTATTACAAGCTCATAATTATCACATTTTGTCGAGGGCAATATTACATTATCACATTTGTGTTACAAAATTTGTAACACCGGAAACCCGCATAAACACTGGTGATTTTAGCGATTATTACATTATTACAAAATTTCTCTATAGAGGAATAAAAATAGAATAAATAGATAATATATAACGCGCGCGCACGCCTGTACGCCCACACGCATGCGCCCGTATACGCGCGCGCGTAATATTGTAATAATCACTTTTCGAGGAATGGGATGCTGGAAAAAGACGTCGAGTCAAGATTCAAGCGTGAAGTTGAAAAGCACGGCTGCCGGTGCCTGAAATTTGTGAGCCCCGGATTTACCGGAGTACCGGACAGGATCGTCCTGATCCCCGGCGGCCGGATCTGCTTTGTGGAACTGAAGGCCCCGGGGAAGAAGGAGAGGCCCAGGCAGAGGTATGTACAGGGCCTGCTCCGGAAACTTGGCTTTACAGTCTTCTCCTCCGTGGATGATCGGAAGATCCCGGAGGTCGCAGCATGGTGCGCGAGGGAAGCAATGGGAGAGGTGAGAGAGTGAAAAAGTTTATCCCGCATGACTATCAGCGGTTCTGCATAGAGTCGATCATCCGGACACCCTACTGCGGGCTGTGGCTTGACATGGGCCTGGGCAAGACGGTCATCACGCTGACGGCACTTTGGCTGATGAAGTACAGGATGTTCGCGGTGAGGAAGGCGCTGGTCATAGCTCCGAAGAAGGTCGCGGAGAGCACGTGGAGCTCTGAGGCGGAAAAGTGGGAGCACCTGCAGGACCTGCGGATATCTGTCGTTCTCGGGACCGGCCACCAGAGGATCGCAGCTCTGAGGAGAGAGGCAGACGTCTATGTCATCAACCGGGAGAATACACAGTGGCTTGTAAAGCTCTACGGATCTGCCTGGCCCTTCGACGTTGTGGTCCTGGATGAATCTTCGAGCTTTAAGAGTCATCAGGCGAAGAGGTTCAAGGCACTGAGGGCGGCACGGCCGAAGATCGAGAGACTGATCGAGCTGACAGGCACTCCGTCCCCGCATGGGCTCATGGACCTGTGGGCGCAGATCTATCTCCTGGATCAGGGCAGACGTCTGGGAAGGACCATCACGCGATACAGGGAGGAATTCTTTTTACCGGACAAGCGAAGCCAGACGACGATCTTCACCTACAAGCCGCGCGAAGGTGCGGAAGCGGAGATCTACCGGAGGATATCAGATCTGTGCATCTCCATGAAGTCAGAGGATTACCTGCAGCTCCCGGATATGATCGTGGATGACATACCGGTCCTTTTGGACAGGCGGGCGGCAAAGGCTTATGCGGAGATGGAAAAGACGATGCTGCTGCCGATTGAGGACGAGGTCGTCACGGCGTCTACGGCCGCAACGCTGGCAGGGAAGCTCCTGCAGCTGTGCAACGGGGCCGCATACGGAGAGGCAGGGGACGTGGTCGAGATCCATGACTGCAAGATCGAGGCCTTCCTGGAGACTATAGAGCAGCTTGGCGGTGAGCACGCGCTTGTGTATTACTATTTCCGCCATGACAGGGACCGGCTCCTGGATGCGCTTGCGCGCAGCGGGAAAGAGGTCCGCGTCTATACCGGCGCGCAGGATGAGAAGGACTGGAATGCTGGAAAGATCGACATCCTGCTTGCCCAGCCCGCGTCATGCGGATATGGCCTGAACCTCCAGCATGGCGGGCATCACGTGATATGGTTTGGGCTCACGTGGTCCCTGGAGGACTACCAGCAGGCCAACAAGCGCCTGCACAGGCAGGGGCAGGCAAAGCCGGTGATCGTCCACCGGCTGATCGTGAAGGATGGCATGGATGAGGCTGTGATCGAATCGCTGGGGCACAAGGACAGCGCGCAGGAGGCCCTTCTGTCCGCGTTGAAGGCAAGGATCGAGAGGGTGAGAAATGACGATCAGCGAGGTAAAGAGGGAGGCGGCACGGCTGGGGTACCGGCTGCAGAAGATCCCGCCGTTTGACTGTTCCTGTTATCTGCCATACCCGAATGAGAGATACCGGAGGGAAAACGGATCCTGGAAATGTGTCGACCGGTACGAAGAGATGACAGACTACGACCCGGGCAGGCATTACAGCCCCGGGAGCGTCCCGTGTACACATTGCAGGAAAAAGTGAGTGAGGAGATAAGCGATGGCAAAGAAGAGAAGACGGAAACGGACAGCATACCAGAAGGCCTGCGAAAGGATCGAGACTGAGGGACGCCGGCAGTGCTTTTTGCTTTACTCGGCGGCCGCTCTGGCCCTCCACAGGCATTGGGGCAAAAAGAAGGTCACGATCATCCGGCTCTTTGAGATCACCGGCGAAGTCTGGCATGACTGCGCCGAAGACAACACGCGCAGCATGATCGAGATGTGTGAAAAGGAGACGGGGATCGAGATCCGGAATGAGAGCGGTAAGTCGTGGGAGGATCTGCCCTACATGAATGCGACGCTGGACACGAGCCGCATGAGTTACGCCCAGTGGATCTACATGAGACAGCAGCAGGTCAAGTGGATCCCCGCGCAGGTGATGGCCTGTATCATGGTTGCCCTGCACCGGAAGTATGGGTTTGGTTATGACCGATGTGCGAGGTTCTACGAACAGGTGCGAGAGATCGAAGCGCAGTACGGGATGGATCCGGAACGGATTCGCATGGCCTGCATCAAAGAGACAGGGATAGATGTCACAGATGCTTTTCTGCAGGGAAAGGAGGGGAAGAAGGTTGTTTGATTTTCTTAGTTTTGTCAGGGATACCGGTTTTGAGGTCAAAGTACTCCCACCTTCTGAGGGCGTCCTCATTTGCCTGGAGTTGAGAGATCCGAAGTCATGCTTTTGTGAGTGCTGCGCTATCACAGATGAGGAGGCGAGGAGCTGCGGGAATATCGACGCCTACACCGGCCGCATGCTGGACATGATGGCCGCGCGGATCGGCAGTAAGACGGCCCAGCTTTACGCGAATCGCCTGGGCGACAGGCAGAGACAGGAGAGGGAAGACTTTTTCCGGGGGAAGTGATGAAAAGCTTACTGGCTTATATTTTTGTGATGCTGTACGGGACGACGCTGTGCGTCGTCCTGGCCGCAGCATTTTTCTGGATACTGACACTGCACACACAGATCCCTGTTGACAACAACGCACTGTGGATCGGGATGTGTATCATCGTCGCGGGCCTGCATGTTGCGGGGGCCGCGGCATTGTCGTCGAATCGTAAGAGGGATAAGCATGACAGCTAAAGAGTATTTGCTTGGATACAGGCAGGCATATAAGCGTGCGAAGATGATCGAGGCGAGGATAGAGGAATACTGCAGAGGGATGGGCGGTCTGAAGGCGATCGAGTATTCAGATATGCCTAAAGCGCATAACGTGGAGCGGGATCTCTCAGACGAATTCGTGAAGCTGGACGAGATGAACTGGGAGTGGAGGCAGCGGGCCGGTGAGTGCAGGCAGATCATGCGGGATATCTGCAGGAGGATCGACGGGCTGGGAGCTGAGAAGGACAAAGCGGATGAGGCGCAAGTCCTGGAGCTTAGATATATAGCGCACTGGATCGACAGCCGGGGCCGGGAGCAGGTAGGGCTTTTGCCGTGGGAGGCGATCGCGGCACGGATGGGATATGAGAAGAGGCAGGTCCAGCGGATCCACGGGATGGCCCTGCAGCACATAGAGATCCCGGAGGAGATGTCATAACATGTCACACCATGTCACACTCCCATGTGGTATGATGATAGAGCAGAGCCCAGGAGATGAAGCAAGCAGCGTCTCTCGGGCTTTTTGCTTTTCTCACTCACACTGCTTTGCACACAGGAGGGGCTGACCGTAACAGGCGGCCCTTTTTGCGTGCACGGTAGAACGAGAAAATAACGTGAACTGTCAGACAATTCGAGGTGATGGTATGGGAAGTCGTGGACAGGGCAGCAGGGATCAGGCTGCGGGCGATATCGTGGGACAGTACGAGCTGTCAGGTGTGGGACTGAACAAGGGCAAGATCCTGAACTTTTTCCGGGTGATGGATAACACGGACGAGGAGGATCTGCGCGACCGCTTCCAGCGGGAAGGCGAGGATCTGGCGGAGGAGCTGTCGGAGTCTATGGTCTATCGCGATGATGAAGCGCGCGAGGAGTACCAGCGGCTGAGGAGGCACCTGAACGCCACCTATACCCTGAGTGACAAGGACCGGGCGAGTATCCCGGACTTCACGCAGTACATCCGGTCCAGTGACAATTTTGTCAAGATCGGCCGCAGAGGGCTGAGTCTGGACACGGCCTATGAGGAGCTGTCTGACATGTACCCGTCGAGATTCCCGCGTTCGATCGGGAATCCTGCGGACAGGCTGCTGAGGATCAATCAGGTCATGCAGGACCTGCGGGGGAGCTTCACCCGGGAGGCGAGTGACGACGACAAGAGGCAGGCGGCACCGTACATTTTCGATTCTCTGGCAAGAGCCTATAACGAGATCCGCAGGAAGAAGGGCCGCCGGTCACTGCAGCTTGTCACTCCGTCCATCAGGACCAACAGCCGTGGTCGGTATGACTTCGACGAGGACGAAGAGCTCCCGTTCGTGTGAGGTGAGAGATGGAAAAGAGCATCGAGCAGAAGGTTAAGGAGTACATGGAGATCCTGGGCGTCTATGTTCCGGAGGATCCTGATGTCCCTGAAGAAGTTATTCATGATCATGATACGGAGGGTATGGTATAATGGGCAGCAGAGGAAGCAGTGGCCCGTCTCTTTCGGATAGCAGCGGGAAAGATGTCAACATCGTCAATGAGATGGACGTCTGGTCATACAGGCACAACCCCGATAACGAGCCGTTTGTCGACGCGATCAACTCGGGCGCGCGCCGGATTCATGAAGACTTCCCGGGTATGATGGATGCTGTCGAGAATGTGTCAGCTTCAGAGCTTTCCGGGGCGGACAAAATGGGCGTCCTTGGATACTATAGTGAGCTGGATAAAACGGTCGCGATCAATGAGAACTACACGGATATTGACAAGATGAATCAGGTATACGACCACTCCGTTTCTGAGGGATATCATCCTGGACGTGGTGACAAGTCCGGTACGGAGGCCGTTACACTGCATGAAATGGGCCATGCTCTTACAGCCTACGTGGCTAAGCAGATGGGAGTGCCGAATCTTGATGCGGCCGCGAAGAGGATCGTAAATGCAGCCTATAAAGCGAGTAATGGCCGGGGCGGTACAAAAGCCTGGGCCGGAAAGATATCCGGATATGCGCAGGACAGCTATGCAGAGTGCATTGCTGAAGCCGTGGCAGACTACTACTGCAACGGTGCGAATGCCTCCGCACAGAGCCGGGCGATCATGCAGGAGTTGTTCAAGTACAGGTAAAGCAGAGCAGAGGAGGGAAAGCACATGCCTAAAAAGTCAGTCACCTATAAGGAGCCGTCGAATTATTTTACTCCCGGGATGCGCAAAGTAGCTGAGGAGTGGGACAAGGCGCACCCCAAGGCGGGCAAGGCCCCTGCGGCCGGCAAAGCCCCGAAGGGCAAAGCACCCGCGACCGGGAAGGCCCCTGCAGCAGGCAAAGCCCCGAAGGGCAAAGCACCTGCAGCTGGTAAAGGGGCAGGAAAGAAAAAGTGATACCGCACAGCACCGGGCAGCCGGTGCTTTTTTATTGCAGTGGGTGAGAGATGGAGATCATACAGAAACGCATTGATGAGATTAACCCGTATGAGAACAACCCGCGGGTGAACGAGAAGGCGGTCCAGTATGTAGCAGAGTCTATCAGCGAATTCGGTTTTAAGGTTCCGATCGTAGTGGACAGGGACGGCACAATTATCACGGGGCATACGAGGCTTATGGCCGCGCAGCAGCTGGGTATGGAGTATGTGCCCTGTATCGTGGCCGCTGATCTGTCAGAAGACCAGGCAAACGCATACAGGCTTGCGGATAACAGGGTGTCGGAAAAGTCAAAATGGGATCTGCGTAAGCTGGATGTTGAGCTTGCGAAGGTCAAGAGCATTGACATGAAGCGGTTTGATTTCCGGCTGCCGAAGATCCGGACGACAACGTCCCCGGCCTTCAGTGACAGGAGTGCTCCGGCCCCGGTCCCGCGCGAGATGGCCGCACCAGATCCAGAAGAGGAGCAGGGCAGAGATATCGGCGGGTATTTCGGGGATGAGAGGGAGCGGACCTATAGCGCTGTGAACCTGCGTGCTTTTGACCCGTATAGGGCGGCGGGGTTCTACCAGCTGCCCGAGATCGGCGGCTGCAGCTACATCCCGGATGACCTGATCGGCTTTAAGTATGTTAAGGCCCAACCCGCGATACCGGAAAAAACCGCAGTGCATTTCTTTATCGACGACTATCAGTTTGAGAGGATCTGGAATAACCCGCCGGTCTACATCGGGATGCTGATCGACCGCGGGTGTGAGTGTGTGCTGAGCCCTGATTTTTCCCTGTACATGGATATGCCAATGGCCATGAAGGTCTGGAATGTGTACCGGTCCAGGCTGATCGGTCAGATGATGCAGGACGCCGGCCTCCAGGTGATACCTACCCTGCAGTGGGCAGAGCCCGACACCTTCAAGTTCTGTTTTGACGGGATTCTGAAGGGCGGCACGGTAGCGACAAGCAACGTCGGTATCATGCGGGACCCTGAAGCGATCGAGGTGTTCCGGGTAGGAATGGATGAAGCTATAAAGCGGATCCAGCCGGACACGATCCTGTGCTACGGGAAACCGATGGAGAATTATGATTTTCAGGGCATCGAAGTCAAGTATATCGAGAAGACTTCAAAGCCCGGAAGGTGGAATTGATGGGCAGCCGTGGAGCGAGTAGTGGTATTTCGGATAAAGGCAATGATTACGGTACGCAGTATGAGGAAATACACGAAGAAGGAAATATAAAATTCATCAAAAAGAGAACAAGACAGTCAGAGGATTTGTTGGAGACAATGACCCGTGGGCGCATATATGTCACAGTTGGCGGGAAACAACTTTTGGCTATTACGTATTTTGATGAGAATAACAAGCGCTCTAAGGTCCTGCATTTGGATCACGCGCATGAAGGGGTACAACCGCATGAGCACGATGGCTATTACCCGGTCACTGTCAACGGTAAAAAGCAATTTCGAAGGCCCAATGCAGAAGAGCAGGCGATGATTGACAGGGTGGTTGAAATTTGGAATAATATTCTTGAGTCGGGATACAAACCCCGCTAATCAGAAAGTGGTGTAAGACGGGACGCACACGTGCCTGCGCTGGAATCGAATTCAAAGTTTAAAAACCATGCTATTTCTGCTGTAATGGCTGTTTAGTCTCTGGTTTTTGGCTGTGCAGGGTAAC